ATGGACAAAGATAACGCAGCTTGGGGTCGTATGGAAAAGTACAACATCCAGGATGTCATCTTGTTGGAAAAGCTTTACTATAAGCTTCTTCCTTGGATTAAATCGCTTCCAAATCGCAATCTTAATACGGACAATCATGTATGCCCAAGCTGTGCTTCGACGAAGATACAGAAGCGTGGATTCTCTTTGGCAACAACAGGAACATACCAGAGATACCAATGCCGTGATTGCGGTTCGTGGAGTCAAGGGACTACAGCGGTTAAAAAAGGTATCAAAATCAAAGGAGTTGCTTGATGACAAATAAATTTACAGACAACCCTGTGGCAATGCCAAATATGTGTTATAATAGTGCCCCTGGTCAAAAAACCTTAGCCGATATTTATGGAAAATGGGCTGAGAACACTAAGCAGGTTTACAAAGCCTATAGCCACGGACAAGAAGACCAAGGTGATGTTATGTCTAAGCAAGTTGGTGGTAATCACTACCGCAAAGCCATACAGCCTTGGGACATCATCGAAGAATGGCAATTAAACTTCTGGGCTGGTAATGTCTTGAAGTATCTGTTACGATACCCATATAAGAACGGTGTTGAAGACTTAGAAAAAGCCAAGCACTACTTAGAATACCTCATCAAGAAAGAAAAAGATGCCCTTATTACTGCACGAGATTAAAGAGCGACTTACAGAGCTTGATGAGATAACCTTGTTGGAGCTGTTGAACATCACTAGCGAAGACATTGTAGAACTGTTCTCTGACAGGATAGAAGAGAATGCCGATAAACTGGAGAAGGAAGTAAGATAATAAATGACACAATACACAATGAGTCCGTACAACAACTTCATCGCTAAATCAAGATACAGCCGCTACCTTGACGATGTAGGTCGTAGAGAACACTGGAATGAAACAGTAGCAAGATACTTTGATTTCATGGAGCAACATCTTAAAGACAAACAGAGCTATGTCTTAACTAAAGAACTTCGTGCTGAGTTAGAGTCTGCAGTAAACAACTTAGAAGTAATGCCGTCAATGAGAGCTATCATGACTGCTGGTCCTGCCCTAGAGCGTCAGAACATTGCAGCATTCAATTGCTCATACTTACCGATTGATGACCCTAAAGCTTTTGATGAAGCTATGTATATTCTCCTATGCGGTACAGGTGTAGGATTCTCAGTGGAGCAACAATATGTTAATAAACTACCTGAAGTCCCAGACCAGTTGTTTACTAGTCAGACTACTATTGCTGTGTCGGATTCTAAAGAAGGATGGGCAAAATCGCTTAGACAGCTCTTGGCTCTTTTATATTCTGGTGAGATTCCAAGGTTCGATGTATCAAAAGTTCGACCTGCAGGAGCTAGACTTAAAACATTTGGTGGAAGAGCGTCAGGACCTGGACCTTTGGAAGAGCTTTATAAATTCTGTGTCATCAAATTCAAAGCAGCAGTTGGTCGCCGTTTCTCATCGCTCGAATGCCATGATATTCTCTGCAAAATCGGGGAAGTTGTTGTTGTGGGCGGAGTACGACGCAGTGCCATGATTTCATTGTCTGACTTGTCTGATGACAAGATGGCTCATGCTAAGGCTGGTAATTGGTGGGATGGTCAAGGACAACGAGCATTAGCTAACAACTCTGCTGTCTACAAAGAGAAGCCGTACATCGGTCAATTCATGCGTGAATGGACATCTATCTATGAATCACATTCAGGTGAGAGAGGAATATTCAGTCGTGATGCGTCACAGAAACAAGCAGCCAAGAACGGTCGCAGGGACGATACTTATGATTTTGGTACTAACCCCTGTAGTGAAATTATTCTTCGTCCTTATCAGTTCTGTAATCTATCTAGCTGTATTGTTCGCAGCGATGATGATATGGATTCTTTGGAGCGTAAGATTCGTGTCGCATCAATTCTTGGTACTTTTCAAGCGTCGTTAACTAACTTCCCTTACTTGCGTAAGATTTGGCAGAAGAACACCGAAGAAGAAGCACTACTAGGTGTGTCTATGACAGGTATCTGTGATAACGCACTATTGAATAACCCTGATGATGCTGACTTACCAGCACGACTAGAGAGGTTAAAAGATGTTGCTGTTACTACTAATGCTGAATTTGCTTCAGCTATTGGAATTAATACAAGTGTTGCGGTCACAGCAGTCAAACCAGAAGGCACGGTTAGCCAACTCTGCTCGACTGCAAGCGGTATTCATCCTCAACATAGTAAGTATTATATTCGTCGTGTTAGAGCTGATAACAAAGACCCACTAACACAGTTCATGATTCAGTCTGGATTTGTTGCAGAGCCTTGCGTGATGAAACCTGATTCAACAACAGTGTTTAGCTTCCCTGTTGCTGTGGCTGATAATGCTCTGTTGCGTGATGACTTATCTGCACTACAACACTTGAAGTTATGGTTGTTGTTCCAGAGACACTACTGTGAGCACAAACCGTCTGTGACTATCTCTGTCAAAGAGCATGAGTGGATGGATGTAGGAGCATGGGTTTACAAACACTTTGATGAAGTTACTGGTGTGTCATTCCTACCGATGGATGGTGGAACTTACAAGCAAGCACCTTATCAAGAGTGTACTGAAGAAGAGTACAACCAGCTTAGAATGTTAGTTCCAGAGTCAGTAGACTGGAGTAACTTTAAAGAATACGACGACAATGTCGAAGGAGCTCAGATGCTAAGTTGCAGTGCAGGAGGGTGTTCAATATGATAGACACTATTATCTTTGGATTAGGTGCCGTTGTCGGAGCTGGAGGGCTCTACGCTCTCTATGCTCTGTATCAGTGGATGAATAGGCTTAAATACGAGATTGACAACTTAAGAAACCAGCTTGATTATTACAGAAGAACAACTGATGATTGGACTGAGTTTTGTTATTGGAAAAAAGAACAACAGCCAAAGAGTAAATAGTTTCCTTGTGTAGTCTCCTTCCGAGACCTTTATGGCAGCCCTTCGGGGCTGTCTTTTTTTACACAGTTAATCGGTAGTTTTCCGATTTATAAGGATATTTTTATTGGTTTTTATGTAATTCCACTTTTCAAAAGAGGATTTGCATAAACTTTCCCGAACGGTAATAAAAGCTGTTATTTGCACAATATTTAAGCAAACTTTCCCGAACGGTAATATTAAGACTCAAACATCTCTTTCTCGTGGGTTCGTCTCTTAACTAAGCCAGGAAGCACTTTACCGCCAGCTTTGGTCCAGACTAGGAACTGCTCTGCGGCAGCGTCATATTCGCTTCTATTGAGCTTCATACGCAATGTAGAGTTCTGTAAGTTACCTAATCCTACATTAAAGCTAAAGCTCACCAAGGCATCAAACTGTCCTTGAGTCAATGGCACTTTAATCAGACGCAAGACACCTTGTTCAAACCTATTGAGGTCTGTACGCAGTATCTCGTCTATCTCTATTGAAGTTAGAATCCTATCCCAACCTGCAGGAATAGGTAATGCTTTTCTATCAGCCAATTTAACTTTAGCGTGATTGGGGTCAATAACATGACCAACCCCAACCGTCCATAAAAGTGCAGGGCACTGGTAGGGCTTGTTACGGACACCCTCATCTTTCTTAATCTGTTCTATACACTTATCACTTACTTTCATTTCTTAGACCAGCCCCTAGAACCAAACCAGTAACCAATGATAGCACCAAGCATAGCCATCTCATCTTCACTGAATATCATCTCAGTAGCTGTGATAAAGTCCTCTACATTGGTAATCAAAGTTGCATGAGTAAACAGATACCAACCAATACCTATATTGATGATAAACAATTCAGCCACAAACAAATAGGTTACTACAGGACGAACAGTAGCCACGAATGTTGAAGCCCAAGGAGCTGCTTTCTGAAGAACCTTAGCGTCATGAGCATAAGCAGCCTTGGTCATCTCAGAGTCAGTCTCCATCATGATTTGGTCTGTACGAATCTCTTCTACCTTAGCTTGAGCAACAAAACCACGCTCCATCATCTGTATTTCTCGCTCAGTCTGCATTTGAGCTAGTTCTAACTCGTGCTTCTTGTCAGACTTGTCCTGGAAGAAACCTAATAGACTAGGTAGTCCTGAGACTAACAATCCACCTAGTGTTGATATTAATGAAAACATACTTACTCCTTGTTTGCCAATGGGTTATCTAATGCTCTTTTAATCTTGCTGTCAGTCTCTTTACGCATCTCACGAAGGTCTTTGTCAACCTCACGAGACATCTGTTTACCGTCTCTTTCAACCTGCTCTACCACCTTCTCTAGGCGACGAACATCGTTCTTGATGTCATTCTTGATGTCTCTGGTGTAATCGTTTACCTTGGCTGTAGACTCTTCTAAAGTAGCTAATCTCTTATCAAACTCTGACAAGTCAGGAGCGACATAAGTATCAATCTTCTTTTGCATAGACTGATAGCCTTTAACAACCTCAAACGCACCCCACAGAGTGCCACCAACGATAGGAGTAATAGCGATAATCATGGCTAATAGCTTGTTAGAATACTTAAGCTTGTAACCACCAACACTGAACTCATAATCAGGCTTCTTATCTTCTATACTGCTCATCTACCATCTCCTCGTGTGTTTTCTGACTTCCCATTATCAGAGCGTAATAGCTTCTGTTATTATCTTGTATTGGTTTCTTAACCATATTCATAAACAGCATATCGACAATCATTAACGGTTGCACCTGTCTAGGTACATCAACCATCACTGGTGCTGTCTGCGTGACTTCATTCTTAGATTCAGCTCTAGTCTGCTTTGCCACTGGTTTAGCTTCCGTCTTCTTTTCCGACTTTGGTTCTGCTTGGGCATTTTGAGCTGCAGGTTGCGGATTATTCTGTTGAACTGATACGGTAGCATTAACTGGTCTCGTTATTACTTCGTTGACAACTGTGTCAGACACGATAGGAGTTTCAACGCTAACTGTGCCTGTTGTACTGACTTGAAGTACTGGTGCTGAAACAACTGTCCTTGGTGTTGACACAATGTTAGCAAGTGCATAAGCTTCTGCGTATCCACTACATCCTCTGTCATACAACGGGTTAAGGCTGCATTGTTGATTGTAATAAGCTTGAGTGTATCCTGGACAGCTTGGGTCATATAAAGCATTCAATCCACATTGTTGTGTTAAATAAGCTTGAGCGTACCCTGCACAGCTAGGACTAAATAGAGGGTCTACTAAACACCTATCACCAGTAGAATGTGTAATATACGACACATTTTCTGTTCTACTAAACCCTGCACCGCTATAGTTAAGTGCATATTGATTGACCGAGCTATCCCCAGTCATACCCATTGTTACTGTTCGCCAAGGGTCAATATTGATTTGTTCATAATGCATACCGATAAAGCCAGTAGGTCTAATCTCGACACCGAAAGTGTTTAAGTTCTGTGGAATACCAAACTCACTGATGTTTTCCCACTTATACCGCTGATACTGTGTAGTTCCTTCAGTTAAGAACCTACCTTGACCGTAGTTCACTAAGTCCGTCTGCAGTGGCATAATAGCAAAGCTAAACGGATGATTAGGCTGTGTTATGTCATACCCTGAACAACAGAAGTGATTTGTCGGATTAAGGAAACCAACAACACCATTGCTGAACATAAAAGATTCAGTAAACACACGACCGTAGTAAGGAAAAGCAAACTGTAGTGGTACTCTAACATAGCCATCATCACTAATTTGATGCTGTATAACTTGGGTGTAACTTAATGTCGGTAGATATAAACAAGTACCGACAATTAGTGACAAAAACCATTTCATCTTATCGTAGGGCGAGTTGGAATCATGGCAGTGTTGTCTAGCCAATAGTTCTTAGCTTCAATACCGACTTTACCTTCTACTGGACAGAATGTACCAGCATCCCACATAGCCCACCAAATAGCAGAGTCTTGACACATCACTGACACAGCAGCAGTCTTCATCTGCATATTGAACAGTGACTCAGCCTTAATAATCATTTCACAGTTCTTGTCTGTGATAGTAGTACCCATCGAGATACCAAATATCTGAGTCTGCACCGCTGCAGCCACACCGCTACTACACATCTTGTTATTGATGGTTGTAATAGACGGTGAGATAGCTGACGGAGGAGGAGACTCTACCTTGGTTTTACTGTTAGAAGTAGAATCAGTAACTATCGTCTGTGCGTGTACTGGAACATAGCTTAGACAAACAATCACTAGACCTACCCAAAGGTATAGTAAATGCTTCATTATTGTGTCTCTGTAATGTCTTTGTTAATCTGTTCTAACAACTGTTGCCCTGCAGCACCAAATAAACCAGGGTTTTGTTGTAAAGACTTCTGTAAAGCAACTCTTAGTTTTTCAGGTGAACGAAGCAATCCTACCGCAGTACCGTAAGCAATACCAGAGGCAGCTAATATAGGTAAAGCAACTACTGGAGCCATGTAAGCTGTAGCAAAGCCTGTAGCTGCTTTAGAAGCCAACATCGCACCTCTAAGTAAGTTCATGGGTTCTTGTTTACCTAATACTTCAACACCTGTTTCAGCTGTGGCTTGTAAAGGACCACGACCACCGCCAGCTGCTAAGATTGTAGGTGCTTGTCGTGCGGCAGCTTGTGCTAACTGCTCAGGACTAAAGACACCACCCTGTGTTGATGCAGATTTGGAAGCATCAGCAAAAGAATATAACTTAGCCCATGCAGCGTCTGCTTTAGCAATATTACCATCTTTATCAATACGACTTACATATTGATTGAGAGATGACAATACATCTCCATAGCCTGTCTTTAAAGAAGTAGACACAACATCAGTTTTACCGTCATATTTCTTAACTTCGCCTTTTAGCCACTCTTGAACTTTCTTAATGTCTGCACCGTCAATCTGTCCGTTTTTAACACGATTACCAATGTTTGTATTTAAGCTATTCACTAAGCGACGCTGTACTAAGTCCCTAGTCTGTGTATCTGGAATATCTGCTAATGTTGTTTTAATAGCATTTGATACTCCGTCTTTGTATTCACGGTCAAAAGCATTCTTACCTAACTTAATCAAAGAATCATCATAAAAGCTACTAATCTTAGTCTGTACAGTTGATACAGCAGAAGTTCCTGGTTTTACACCTTTAGGTAGGTTATCACCGATTTCAGACAACACATCATTAGCAATAACAGTATTAAACTGTTTGTTAATCTTTTCAGCTTTAGGACCTAAACCAAAGCTTTCTATTTGTCTAAATAGCCAACCAGGAGCACCTTGAAAAGCTTGTCCAGGAGAAACTTTTACACCTTGGTCCATAAGCTCTTGAGCACCTGGTTTTAGTGCTGGTGTTAAGCCAGCAATTAAGTTTTCAGCTACTTTACCTAATGCAGCACCTGTACCTAGTTGAATTGCTTTAGCTTGAATAACATCTAGTGTTGTTTGATTTTCTGTAGACACTG